AATTCTGGTCTTCCCCCATTGGCTACAGCCCCCGGCGGAACAAGACGTCGTCGTAAGCAGAAGAAGGCTAAGAAGACGGCTGGGCGTCGTAAGCAGAAACGTCGTGCGTAAAAAATAGACTTTCACAGACTGGACACATTATAAACAAATGCCCCGCGAAGAACTACCCAAGATGGAGGACGGACAAGTTGTTGACTATCTTGATGAGGATCCCGAGGTCCCAACCCAGCGTTATGCCATTATCTCATTCATCTCACCCGAGAAGGTTATCAAGCAGAAGGCGGAGTTCTTCAACGAGAAGTTCGTAGAGTGGCTTGAGTATGACTGGAAGGTTAAGGGTATGGAGAACATGATGGCTTTCCTTTCAAAGAAGTATGCCCTTAAGGTCGATGATCTCTTTAAGGATCTTGAGGAGTTCACCAAGGTCCATAATGAGGAGATTAAGAAGACTGATATCCACGAGAAGTACGAGGTTTTCCTGCTGAAGCACGAGAAGGAACTTGAGGCTCAGTATTGTGAGAAGGTAGAGTTCCGCACGAATGTTCGTGGTGTTAAGGTTCGTCGTATCTTTAGTTCGCTTGAGGAGACCCAGCAGTATTCCAAGGTTCTTCAGCGTAAGTATCCTCGCGACAACCTTTACATTGGCAAGGTTGGGTGTTGGCTACCTTGGGATCCTTCTGAGCATATGATGCCAGAGGTTGAGTATGCGACGCAGGAGCTCAATGAGATGATGCGGAAGTACAAGGAGAACGAGGTAAATAAGGATATCTTCTTCGATGATGAGAAGGCTGAGAAGGTTAAAGCCGCCAAGGAAGCCAATGCCGAGACCCGCCGTAAGAATGCCCTCCTAGCGGACCAGGAGAAGAAGGACAAGGGCGTCATGGACATCGCCGACCTAACTCAGCAATTCAATACGGCTCTTCATCCATCCGAGGGAGCAATTCGCGACCTATAATAATGGCAATCCCACCAGAAAAACTAGAGGTTGGTAAACTCTACACTGTTTATGGAGTACCTGGCAAATCCCTTGTAAAATTTGGAGTATATAGACTCGATGAAGGCGCTAGATTGCAATCAGTTATTGATGGAAGAGATATACCTGGATATGATGCTCCACTTGATCTACTGGTAAGTGTTAGAGCAAAATTCACAACCTTTCCTGCTCCTCTCGCATTTGAAGCGTATAACAAATTATCGATGGATCAAAGATCAACACCCGAGGCAGAAAGTGTTCTTTCACAGTTTACTAGAGGAGGCAGAAGACAGACCAAACGTCGTAAGACTAAGCGTAAGACTACTTATCTTGCTTCTTAATCTTCACCCAAGGATCGGCTCCCCGTTTCTTAACCATTTCTGGGTTGTAATCCTCGGCTGCTAAGATTGAGCTTGTGAATGGCTTATTATCTGCCCATATCGAATCATCGCACATCTTAAAAGGTCCATGTTCTTGAGCCTTATACCAAAAAACTTGATCTTCAAGGCGATTCGACTGAATCCCATTGCAGATTACAAGACACTCATAATTCTCAGTACATTGATCCATAAACTGACAGAACATCTGAAACGTGGGAAACATACCAGCATAGTTATCGTAGATACGTTTGCGATTGTTGAGAACAGTTTCACGAAGAATAAATACAAAATCTATATTGGTTCTCAGATTGGGACCAACACCTAAAGGATACTGCATAGTGATTAGTGTTACCATATCAATGTGACGACCGTTCATGAAAATATATCTAGTAGACTCTTCATTCATCCAAGTCTTATCGTAAAGACAGTCATCAAGAATTAGAAACGCACGAGGGTCTATACTGGAATTACCGCCATTCTTCTTGTCAGCATTTCTTGCTTGTTTAGCCACCATTTGACGCTTAATGGCTCCCATCACGATAGAAGGATTATACTTATCATGAATCAACTTGGATGGAACCATTTCTTGAAAAAAAGGATTAGTAACCTCCGACCCCGAAATTACAGTCCCTACTGGGAAGCAGTCACGAGTATTCGCAAGGATATCGCGAACTAAGAAAGACTTTCCAGTATCACGCTTACCAATTAAAACAATCATAGGTGCTTTTTTAGAATCGAGTTCACAACGCTCACGAATTATACCCATATTGAACTTTTTGATATTAAAGTTCATCTTAACCTTATGCGTGAAGATTTTGATTATGCTTTAACCCATCCTCTATAATATGGTAAAACGTAAGCAAGCCTCCAACAGTGAACTTAGAAGTTCGCAGGTGCCACTTACTGTCCATAAGTTCAATTTATCCGCACTCACCCCTTCTGCCAAACAACATTGGAATATTGACAATATCCAACCATATTTTCCACCTATTGAAAAGCTGTTTAAGACTTCAGAGTTAGAGAACGTTTCAGAGTATGGTGTCAAATTTACTGAAGAGGCTGTAGCTGTTTTAGAACCAACAAAGATTCGTACAACGCTAGGTACTCAAGAGGTCCATAATAAGGTTACTATGCTTTTGAGCCCATATAAGTGGATGAGAGGATCGTATGGGTGTTTAGGCTTACCAACATCTTCGGAACAGGCTAGTTCAGTATTTGAGAAGCTACAGAATCCAAATAATGCAGGATATGTTGGTGCTATAATTTCGGGTATCCTATCACAGTCTGGTTGTGACCACTTCCCAAAGGTGTTTGGTCTTTTTGTAGGAACTTCATCTTCCCATACAATTGACATTTCAGATGATTATGGCGAGTTAGCTGATAGGTCATGGTTCTCGCAGAATATCGGAAAGACGTTTGACATAAAGTTATCTGATGATATTCAAGATTCTACCGAATTTAAGCACACAAGAACAAGCCGTATTGCTATTAGACTTGGTGATGAGGCGGAGTTAGGTGAAGTAGAAGAGATAAGTGCTCTTCCTGCAGATGATGCCATGATGGGTGGACTAACACGTGTTCTACAAGATGACGAAGAATCCGATGACGAATCAGACAGTTCTTCCGTGTCTACGTCATACATATTCGCAGTTCATTCATGCGATTGTAGTGAGGATGATTCTGAAGAAGAGGGCGATGATTACGAGTCATTTGCTTGGGCTACGTTTAAGAATGTGCCTGTTCAGGTCACCGTTATGGAAAAGTGTGTAGGGACACTTTATGAACTCATGATGCTACATCCCGAAACTGAAAAACATATGGCTTGGATGTCACAAATAATTTTCGCACTGGCTTATGCTCAGCGGCTATGTGGGTTTACGCACAATGATCTCCACGCCAACAATGTCATGTATGTCGAAACAGATAAGGAATATTTTTATTATAATAGTGGGGGCGTTCTTTACAGACTTCCAACATATGGTTACCTAATAAAGATTATAGATTTCGAGCGTGGAGTTGTTTCAGTCAAGATTACTGGAATGAAAGAACCAAAGCTATTTATGAGCGATCATTATGATATTGATGAAGAAGCTGGTGGGCAGTATAATTATGGAGATTATTATCGGTCCAAGTATCCTGAGATGAAGCCGAATCCTTCATTTGATTTAGTTCGCCTTGCCACTTCCATCTTTTGGGATCTCTTTCCAGAGGGACCAAATTGTCCGGATTATTCCGAGAATGTTCTTTTCAAATACTTCATGAAGTGGTTAACTCTTGAGGATGGTAAGTCTATTATGTTTTCAAAGTTAGCAGAGGAACACGATAGATATCATGGGTTTCATCTTTACAAGGCGATTGCGCGCTTCTGTAAGGATGCTATTCCAAGAAAGGAGATTCAGACATTAAAGGATATTTATGGTGTAGATACTGTCCCAGAAGGTTCGACTGTGCTGTTAATTGATGCTTGATTCCAAACACCTAAAGCTAGGCGGCTTATACTGCTGAAAGTTGCTACAGAAACTCCTACTATAGTAGCTATTAATGATGAGTCGCTATTTGTTGATGTATACATTGACCAACTTAGTAATGCAGTAACAGACCCTATCGCTGCAGAATAGTTAATAACTTGGTTTAATGTCATTACTAAAAGGTCGGAATTCCAACAAACATTTCTTGCGTGAGTGCGGGAGCAGCTTCTGCTACTAGATTAACAGCTTCGTGAACAGCTTCTGGACCAGTCGCAAATACGACTCCAGAAGCTAGCATGCCTCCAAAACCAGAAAGCTTTAGGGCTGACTCCCACGAAATAGGTTCACCCTTCGCACGTCTATCAAGTGCGTATATAATGAAACAGACTAATGCCACGGCTATAGGTACAATTAGCATCATCATTTGTTGAACTTTGCCGTAATTCTTTACAGATTTATAACGAGTGACTCTGTGGCTCTCCGTTCAAGTTCCTTAAGCGGGTCTTCTTCTTCGAATTCAATCGTGGCATCCTCTGTGCCTACAATAAGCTTGGGAGCATCTTCCTCAGAATCATCGTCCTCATCAAACTTTACCGACTTCTTCTCCTCTTCGGGCTCAGGCTCAGGTTCAGGCTCGGGAGCCACATCTGGCTGGTTGAAATACTTCTTTGTGATAGACTCCCATGGTAGAAAGCTACGGATAACCTGCTCTAAGCAAGATGAAACGATAGCCTCAATCTCTTGGCGATTACGAGCGTTGGCTTCAGATGTAACTCCAATAGTCTTGAATAGATAGGCTGTCTGCCACATCTTACGAGCGGAGTGCTTGTAAAGTTCGTGAATAAACTTACCAAGAGTGGGGCGGTCAAAGTCTATCTTAATCTCACTCTGCGTTCCACGATACTGTAGTGACGCAAAAGACTTCATGTATGAGATGAATACTCCCATGAGAAGGTCGTCAATATATGAGCACTTGGTTATTGTTACAATACGGTCTACTTCAGTTGTTAGCGTTGAATCGGTCCATTCTGGGATGCGGGTTAGCATATTTTGGAATGTGCGAAGAACCTGATCCATCTGCTCATTGCGTTGGCATAGCTCCTTGGCTGATTCATAGATGCTCCAAAACCCTTCAGAGACAGGCGAAACAATTAGCGAACCAAGGTGGTCGCGAAGGTGAGTCTTGGCAAAGTCAGACTCAGACATTTGTTAATAAATGTGTTGATAAAAAGAGACTAGTAACGCAATCATCAAAAACGGATTTATGAGGTTCAAGTCTAATGTATGTTCGAGACGCACCCTGGAATAGCAATATTTACAGAAACTCTAGCGAATAAAATGTCAAGATTCGCACTTTCATTTAACATGGACGATGATACTACCGAGCGTGAGGTAGTATTCGAGACCCCTGGTAGCTCGAACTGGAACAGTGTGTTCAGTGTCGATGCCTCGGATTGGATTGACTGCCTCTCAGAGATGCGGTCGAACCGAGAGCCTCTTTCCCGCGAGGGTTGGGAGGTTGTGGCACGCGTTGAGCGTGTCGAAGTGGCGAAGGTAGCAGACCCTGCTCGCCCTCCGCGCTGGTGTAAGCACGGAAATGCCTGCCCGCGTGCAGACTGCCGATTCCGCCATGAGCGGTGTGGGCACTACGACGCATGGCTTGCGCGTGGCAGACGCGGACACAACTGTCGCGCGATTATGGCGGACCCTCGTTCTGTTCTGTCGCCTGAGGACGGTGGGTGTAAGTATGACCACCGCGATCCGCGTGACCTGACGCGCACGCCTGTGCCTCTGCCCGTGAAGACGGAAGATGAGCTTTGGGAGTCGTTCTTCCCGCTTGGGCTGGAGTGCCGTGCGAATAAGTGCTACGATTTTGAGCATATGCGCATCGGCGACAAGGAAATGCTTATTCGGAGCCTGAAGGCTGCGAATGTAAACTTCGAGGAGTTCGCTGACTATATCAACATCGAGTGTGAGGATAGTGGTCCGCTTGTCGACACGTCATCAATGCTTCCGGCTGGAACGAATGATGAGCTTCTCAGCTCGTTTGGTCCGCTGGGTCTGGCAGTGTCGGCTGAGAAGGTTGACGTTGGCACGTTCTACGAGGTGTCTGCGATGACTGGCGAGAACCGTGCGATGATGATGCGTAGCTTGGTGAAGCAGAACCGTGATGGCGCGATTTGTGCGGATTTGCGGGTCTTGTATGTCATCTAAAACAAAAACAAATAAAAAGCAAAAAATAAAAAAATAAAAATAGCCTAAAAGGCAACTTTTTGCTTCATTGAAAACGGATTATAATGGTTCAAATCTATTACCAGTAAGGCACTCAAGCAATCAATCAAAATGACAAGCAAGCAAATCAATGACAAGCTCTACACAATCACCACGGTCCTTGCGGATCACTTTGGGTTCGACGCTGACGAGGCATTCGAGCTCATCACAGATGGCGATGTCAATCATGCGGAGGAGATCCGCAAGCTTCTTGTAGAGAAGAAGCCCGCCTCGAAGAAGGCGAAGGAGGAGGTGGTACAGGACGAGCCGAGCGATGAGGTTAAGAAGCTTCAGCACAACATCTCGTTGTGGGAGAAGAAGCTCGAGGCGGGCGACTTTAAGGATAAGGAGGCACACGTCTCTAAGATCGATAAGGAGAAGAAGAAGCTTGCGAAGCTTCTGCCCCCGAGCAAGCCTGTCGCCGCGCCCGCTCCTAAGGAGAAGGAGAAGCCCGCCGTGAAGGAGGTGGCTGAGAAGCGTATTAAGCGTTTCTCTCCTGCGATGTCTACTCAGCTCGGGACTGCTCTTGAGAAGGAGAAGCTCTCTCTCACGGATAAGTTCAAGAAGGAGTTCACGACTTACATCGAGGAGCTTCCTGACAACGAGTTCCGGGCGGATAGCCTCGCCGAGCACATGCGCAAGTTCGCTGAGCTGAAGAGCGACGCGGCGGGTCGTGCATCAACTGGTGCTGGAGCCGCTTCTAAGAAGCTCGAGGACGAGGAGCCTCCCCATCTGGAGGCTGATGAGGCAGCGGCTGCACCAACTGTCACCTTGAAGCCCGAGGAGATGGCGAAGCTCAAGATGCTCGTCGCTACGCCTGATGCGGAGGTTATGTGGGACGGAGCTGCAAAGCGCCACGTTAAGGGTCCGGCAATGGACGAGGATGAGGACATGTCGGAGGTTCTCTTCAAGGGGAATACCTATGTCGTCGGCGACAAGACGGGTCGCGTCTATGAGGCAAAGGAGGAGGGTGATGTCTTCATGGGCTTCAAGGGCGTCGGTCTCTTCAAGACCATGTCGTAATTACGCAATTCGGAAAACAGTACGAAAACCATGCGTAGATTCCCAGAGAATCAAACAACTCTGCGGGGACATAAACCTTTTTCAGTTCCGGAACAACATGTACTCCAATATACTCGTCATCAATTTTGATTTTGCTATAGATATCCCATACCGAATCTAGCGTTGGACCATTTCGATGAGCGACCATCAAGTCACTAACAATATCCTGTCGGTAGTATGCCATATTACAAATTTGAGTTCTCCAATCCATTACGTAATATATGTAACAAATGTCTAAACTACAACATCGATATCCGCAAATAGACGAGCAATTAATACGTATAATGGTAATCCTATAAACCCAAACATAGGGATAAGTCCAAGTGCACCCCAGAGCATTGGCATTCTTCCAGCAGTATTGCCAAATCTAAGACATGTAAAGAATGATAATGAATATAAAAAGATACTAAAAAATCTTGAAATATTTGACATTACCATTCCCATAGCAGTCATAACGTGTTGGGATGGTGTTCCATTTGTGGGTCCACTTACTGCAGGAGCACTCTCTTTGAATCTGTCACCATCTTTTAGAGTAGCCAAATTCTTGGCTCCATTGATTGTGTATTCGGCTTCAAATTGCTTTACCTTACTTGGGTTGGGGTCTGGAATTCCAAAAATCTTAAAACCAATGTGTATATCAATTGAACCATTCTTTACCTTAGATTTAAGAGCATCTGTTACATCATTCATGTTTCCATCAACACCATACTCTGCTTTTATGATCTGTAATCCCGTAGCTATACGTTGAGGAGGAGCATCTATGTAGAATGATTGACCGTCATTAACTGCGGTCATTAGCCCCGCTCCGCCGTTAATCGTGTAAGAAATACGAAGAATTTTTGCTACACCTGGACTTGGGTCGGTAACATTTAATACAGCTGGCGATACGGCGGGAACGCTTAAAACACCATCTTTAATCATTGAGCTTACTGTTTTTGTAACATCTGTGGTCGTAGAACCAGCTCCGTAAGTGGCGTTCACTACAACAATGCCACTCATCCTTATTATGATGAGAATACTACATTTGCGATGCCACTAATAACTCGCAGAAAATTGTAGGACTCAACAAAGGCTCTAACTTGATACGTATAGATTAGGGTATTTGATGTGGATTTTTGAACAACAGTTATTAGGTCATTGGGACCATAAAGTGGCTTTCCATTTGAGCCTAAGATATTTGGATTAGCAACTATAGTGGGGTTGGGATTGTTTACTGTGGATTTTAGAATACATACAGTTGTTGAATTTGGTGTTATTCCAAGCTGGACACCTGTTGGGGGCTGGATGTATGTATTACGCAAAATGATCTTATTAAACTGAGACCCGTTCATTGCTCCAGATGGTTGAGCCATCTTATGGTCTACTGCGAATGAATAGGCATAGACACCTGGCAGTTGTGTTACAGTTGTTCCCTCGTGATGGCGAAAGTGTTGGATATGATCGAAGAACCCGGTTTGCTTGTATCCAAAACGCTCCTTACCATCAATGATTATGCTGGATTCTAGCAGGATATCTCTCTGAGTAATTCCACTTAATTGGTGGTTTCCTGATGAGAAGAAACCAGATCCAGAAAACGGAGGCTTATTTGGATCTTCCCAGTTTGTATAATTATCATAATCATTAACTAGCATTCTATCATTGCGTTGTGCTACCCAGACTACACGTGTAACCATATTCTTCATATGAACAGGAAGATCAACCGATGGTCCGTGTAATCCATGTCCTTGAGATACATCAATCTGTGTAATCAAGAATGAGTGATCTGTTGACGCAATATGAGCCATTTCGGCATCAGATACGAAGATATAGTTGGCTTCAATAAATGGATTTAACTTCCATGTCAGGAGATTGGGATTTACTGGAGTGATTTGATTGCTAGATGGGGGTGATAGAAAGGTAGCCATTGATGGAGATAATGGGATTGGAGCAATACGCTTTCTGAATGTAGGGCTTGTGGGTCGAACATCATTAACGGTGAAGATATCATATATGTTCTTTAGTTCAACTACCAACTCAACATCCGAGTGTTGTAGTGCGATAAGAGGAAGAGCGTGTCCAATAGAT